TAATAAGCAGAATTAACCTAAGGATTTATTATGTTAAGAGGCATACTTATTTCACTTTTAGCCTCGCTTTTATTTGGCTATATGTATTATTTTTCCACGCTACTGAAACCGCTCAGTGGCACGGATATTTTCGGCTACCGAATGCTATTTACATTCCCTTTCGTTGCCCTTTCCGTCATCATGTTTAAACAAAAACAGGTATTGGCAGAGCATTTAAAACGCATCAAAAAACAACCGCTATTTGCTCTTTCCTATATTATTTGTGGTGCATTAATGGGTTATCAAATGTGGCTCTTTTTGTGGGCACCCAATAATGGTAGCTCCTTAAGTGTCTCTTTCGGTTATTTATTGTTACCAATTGTGATGGTGGCTGCGGGGCGACTCATTTTTAAAGAAAGGATTTCAACATTGAAATTCATTGCCGTATTAATTGCGGCAGTAGGGGTGATTTCTAACATCGTTTTGAAAGGCGAATTATCTTGGGAAGCTATTGTTATCTGTGTGGGGTATACCACTTACTTCTCGATACGAAAAGCCCTGAAAAATACCGATCTCGGTGCTTTTTGCTTAGAAATGATCGCATTATTGCCAGTTAGCATTTACTTTGCCCTTCAAACCGATTTTGCCACCGTGCAGGAATTGAATCCTAATATTTGGGGATTATTGGTATTGCTGGGGCTCATTAGTGGTTCAGCATTGATTGCTTATGTTATTGCTAGCAATATGCTGCCGATGAATTTGCTTGGCCTTTTAGGTTATGTTGAAACCATTTTGATGGTGATTATTTCATTTTTAATTGGAGAGGAAATGGATACGGACAGCTATCCGTTATTCATTTGTTTAGTATTGGCGATGAGCCTGATTATTTTTGATGGCGTGTATAAACAACGCGCAAAGGGAAAAAATCATGTCGTTTAAAGAAATTAGCCCAGAGCAAGCGTGGGAAATGGTGCAAAATGGTGCCATGCTTGCAGACATTCGGGATCCACAACGTTTCACCTATTCTCATGCGAAAGGGGCTTTTCATTTAACCAACCAAAGCTTTTTACAATTTGAAGAACAGGTGGACTTTGACTCCCCGATTATCGTGAGTTGTTATCATGGCGTGAGCAGCCGAAACGTGGCAACTTTCCTTGTTGAGCAAGGCTATGAAAATGTATTTAGCGTCATTGGTGGGTTTGATGGCTGGGAGAAAGCCGGTTTACCAATAGAAACGGCTTATTAATATTTTTTGATTTAAAGTGCGGTGAAATTCACCGCTGTATCCAACCACTAAATATGAGAAACATAAAAACAAATAGGGATTGGGCGGGAATTTTCGGGAATAAGCGGGATGAATATAGATAAAACGGGGCTTGGCGGTGTGCCAGCCCCTTTTTTATTAGTTAAAAAATAGAAATAATGAAATGAGAAAATTTTTCTAAATATTGGCAGTTTAACCGCTAAAAATGGGAAACATTAAACGCGGTTTAAATGGCTTTAAATTTAGGTTTAAATCTTTAAATTAAGTCGTGGCCTATAAACACAACCTGGCCCAACACTTCAAAGTTTAAATTATCTTCAAACATCAACTCTATCGGGGCGTAGATTTCTTTATTATCGCTAATCAAGCGAATGCCGCCAGGAATACCCTGGACGCGCTTAACCCAAAGCTGATCGCCCGAACGGATAACATATATCTGCCCATCACGCGGCGTGGTTACGGCACGGTTGATTAATAACATATCGCCGTGGTGGATAGTTGGAGTCATGCTATCACCGGAGGTTAGAATAAATGCCAGTTTATTCTTTTGAAGGCCGCGTTGCTGCAACCAGCGCGCGCTTAGCCCTACAAAATCATCTGGTTCATACACGTCGTCATTAAACGCCCCAAAGCCGGCAGAAGCGAACGTCTTATAAAAAGGCACGCTAACAAGCTCAGTGGCCTTACTTATCGCCTCTTTCACATAACGCCCTACTGTTTCTGTAATATCCGGGATGAGCGTTCGCGTTTCAGTGGGATAAAAGCCGAGATCCTTTTGCACCGATGGTGGAAGCGATGACACGTGGTATTCAAGCGCCCCGCCTTGCACGCCGTCCCTTTCTCTTTTTTCCCAATGTTGCGTTCTTGCGCGTTTATTTACCCCTTGAGGTGAATTAGGCATGCCGGCGAAGTCTTTTAGTTCATTTGCTGAGAACCACTCTTTAGGCATTGAAAAGCCAAGTTGTTTTTGTATTTCAATGGGAAAGGATGAGTAATGGTACTCAAATGTTTTTCCTTTTACGCCCTCTCTTTGACGTTTAACCCAATTCTCGCGGTCAGCTTTTTTAACAATTCCTTTGTCCGAGGCCGGGAGCCCTATTAAGTTTTCATCCATCAATTCCTTTATAGAAAACCACTCTTTCAAGTTCTTCATAAGAATTTTAGTAAGGAACTCAGTTCGTTTCTAAAAGCAAGCATTTAACTATTTGATTTTTAAAGCACTATAAAAAATAGTTAAAATTCTTGAAACGAACTATTGAGTTCCTTACAAAATAGTTGTATAGTTCCTTTCAAGTTACTCACTTACATAAATCATCGTAATAAGGATAGCACATAATGAAAAAGAGTAAAAAAAATATGCATCGCGCCGACATTATTGCAGCGATTCGTAAACAAGGAACAACGCTGACACAGTTATCTGTGGACGCCGGGTTACACCCAAGAACACTAGCAAATGCATTAGACCGTAAATACCCGAAAGGGGAAAAAATCATCTCTGATTGTATCAACGTTCCAGTGCAAGAAATATGGCCTGAACGTTACTTATAAAAAGGAGCTGGTTATGGAAAAGTGGCTAACAGTTCAAGAGCTTTTAGGGCTTGAAACTCTACCAAAATCAGATCGTGGCATAACCAAAAAAGCCGACCGCGAGAATTGGGTTAAACGTCAAAGAGAGGGCGTAAAAGGAAAAACATTTGAGTATAAATTCAGTTCCTTACCTGAAGATTCCCAAGCCGAGATCTTATTAAAGCAAAACGCGACTCCAGTTATGGCAGAAGCGCCGAAAGCTAAAAAAGAACTCAACTACCTACCGGAAGTTATTTGGAAGCCTTATGAAAAAGCGACCGATAAACAAAAGGAAGAAGCAAAAGCGAAACTCGCCCCACTGCACAAGCTAGACGATTTAGTGAAAAACAACGTGGCATTAATGATGGCGCTTGATGCGGTTTCTACTGAGTATGAAATCGCGAAAGGATCACTCAAACGTTGGTATTACAAAGTGCGGTCTTTTGAACGCCCGGATTGGTTACCTTTATTGTTGGATAAACACAGCAACAAAAAAGCTGGCAAAGAAGCAGACTTCACAGAAGAAGCCTGGGAGGCATTTAAGGCCGACTATTTTAGACCTGAATGCCCGCAATTTGGCAGTTGTTACGAGCGTTTAAAACGCGCCGCACGAGAAAACGGCTGGTCAATTCCATCAGCGAGCAGCATTAAGCGCAAAATCGCGCGAGAAGTGCCGAAATTAGTGCAAGTGCAATTACGCGAAGGTGACCATGCAGTCATGCAATATTACCCATCAATGCGCCGCACAGTGGCCGAAATTGAAGCCCTTGAGTGGATTAACGGCGACGGTTATCAACACAACGTATTTGTGCGTTGGCATAACGGCGAAATTGTCCGCCCTAAAACCTGGATTTGGCAAGACATTCGTACCCGCAAAATACTCGCCTACCGCGTAGATTTAAGCGAAAACAGTGACACCATCCGATTAAGTTTGATGGATCTGATTTGGAAATACGGCATCCCGAAAAAATGCACCATTGATAACACCCGCGCAGCGGCAAACAAATGGATGACAGGTGGCGTTAAGAACCGCTACCGCTTCAAAGTAAAAGAAGATGATGTGACAGGGATTATCCCGATGCTTGGCATCGAATTGTTGTGGACATCGGTGCAATTTGGCAAAGGTCACGGGCAAGCAAAACCAATCGAACGAGCGTTTTCACACGGTGGTTTAGGCGAGTTAGTTGATAAGCACCCAAGCCTGGCTGGCTTTTACGCCGGGGAAAATGTTTACAGCAAGCCTGACAACTATAACGGCGGGAAAGACGGCGTAGATTACGACACATTTATTTTAGCCATAGAAGATGGCATCCGCACTTTCAACGAACGCGAAGGCAGACAAACCGAAATATGCCAAGGCATTTACAGTTTCAGCCAAGTGTTTGAGCGCGATTACGCCAAGGCGCAAATTCGCAAGGCAAGCGCAGAACAAATGCGGTTTTTAATGTTGATGAGCGAGGCCGTGACATTGAGAAAAGACGGCACATTTGAGTTAGAAGCTGGTGGCAAGGTCAATAATCGCAAAAACCGCTATTTAGCGAGCGAGCTGATTGCCACAGCGCACCGCAAGGTGGTGGTGAAATTCGACCCGCAAGACTTGCACAACAAAGTGTGGGTTTACGGTTTGGATGGCGTGTTCTTAGCCGAAGCAAAATGTACAGATGCGGTGGCATTTGGTGATAAAGCGAAAGGCCGCGAACACGATAAAGCACGCAAACAAATGGTGAAAGCGGTGAAAGCCCAAGCGAAAGCCACACTCACTATGAATGCACAAGAAGCAGCGCGTTATCAGCCTCAATTCGAGGAAGAAGAACCGCTAGAACCGAAAATCATCGAGCTATTCCGCCAAGAAGGTAACGCAGTGCGCAAACACGAAGCGGTATTAGATGACGATGAAGAAACCAACGATTTTGAACAAGGCTGGCGTAAAGGATTAGCCATGATTAAAGAAGAAAAAGGGCTTTAAGCCGCATTTAAGGAGCGTTAAACATGACTTTAATTGAACAAATCAAGCAACTTTTAGACAACCAAGTCCACACGCAGCGCGAAATTGCCGCGCAAGCTGGGATTTCTGCCGGGGCGTTGAGTGCATATTTAAAAGGCACTTATACCGGGAATGTTGAAAACGTAGAAGTCGCATTAAAAAACTGGCTTTCAACCCGCGAGAAAAAAGAAAAAGTGTTTGTGGAAGCACCGCACTTTATCGAAATTCCGACCGCCAAGAAAGTTTTTTCAGCGTTAGATATGGCCAAGATTTTGCCAACCATGGTGACCGTTTACGGCGCAAGCGGTGTGGGTAAAACAAAAGCATGCCAAGAATACAAAAAAGCCAACCAAAACGTGTGGATGATTACCGCAAGCCCAGCGCGCGCAACATTAAGCAGTATTTTGTATGAGTTAGCACTTGAGTTAGGTATTAACGATGCGCCACGCCGTAAAGACCGCCTATCACGCCTAATTACTAAAAAGCTCAAAGGCACACAGGGTTTGGTCATCATTGATGAAAGCGACCACCTTCCTTATGACGCGTTAGAAGAGATCCGAATTATCCAAGAAGAAGCTGAAGTAGGCTTTGCATTAATTGGTAACGATAAAGTTTACACCCGCATCCAAGGCGGAGTAAACCAGGCGCATGAATACGCGCGTTTATGGTCACGCATTGGTAACAACTGCGGCGTTAAAGCTAGCACAAAAGGCGATATTAAAGCCATCGCGCAAGCCTGGGGGCTTGATATAGCCGACAAGGATTTAATGACCGTCCTTTATGACATCGGCGGCAAGGCGGGCGGCTTACGCGCTTTAACGCAATATTTACGCCTAGCCGGCATGACAGCAAAAGGACAAGGCACTGTAATCACACTCGACTTAATTTTAACCGCCCAAGCACAAATGAAAGGAGCGAACTAATGACAAGCATTACAAAAAACAACACCTTGCGCGAGCAAACTAAACCACATCCAGTGTTTGGTGGCTGCAACAAAATCGCCCTAGGTTACTTATCTCAAACCCAAAAATGCGTGTTTGAGTTAAACAAAATGGGCTTGCATGTATTAAGCATTGAGTTTGACAAAATCAAACCGCGCGTACGCATTGAACCGAACGCATTAACGAAGAAATTTGAAAAAACAGGCCAGGCGCTTGCGTATATTCAAGGCAACGACGGCGTGCATTTTGCCGAATATCAAATGATGGTCGAAGGCATCAAGGTAATTTGGCGCAGTTATTTACACTAAAAACCAGGAGGAAAAAATGGCAAAAAAACCAACCCGAATTAAAACCGACACCTTTGCAGTGCGTTATCAAACGCGCGATGAAGTGGAAGTGGCAATTAAAGAGATCGGCGATTTAAACCGCGAATTAGAACGCCTAGCGATTGAACAAAACGACCGCTTGGCCGCAATCACCGAAGAATACGCCCCATTGATGAACGCAATCAAAGAAAAGCTCGCGCCAAAACAAGATGCAGTGCAAGCCTGGTGTGAAAGCCGCCGAGATGAATTGACATTAAACGGCAAAACCAAAACAGGCACTTTCAATACCGGTGAAGTGCAATGGCGCCAACGTCCGCCGTCAGTTGGTATTCGCGGCACAGAGAGCGTGATTGAAAGTTTGCACACGTTAGGCCTGGTTCGTTTTATTCGCACCAAGGAAGAAATCAACAAAGAGGCCATGTTAAATGAGCCTGATTTAGCCGCAACGGTGGCTGGTGTAACAATTAAAACCGGTGTGGAAGATTTTGTGATCACCCCTTTTGAACAGGAGGCGAAATAATGCCGACCTGGGCATTGAACCCGGTGTCATATTTGATTATCGGGGTAATTCTAAGCCTAATCGTGGGCTTATTAGACCAGGAATAAAGCCTATTTAAACGCTCTTTAAACCCTAATTTAAGGGGCGTTCATAATAAGTTTTAACCAACCATAAAAGGAAACAAAAAATGGAAAACATCCACAAGTTTAACCGCTTTAAATATTACAGCGAAAAAGCGGCAAAAAGTGAACGCCAAGGCGACTTACAAGATGCCAAGGAACAATGGGCTATCGCAGAACTTAATGCGAGCGGCCAAAAAAATAAAGAATGGTGCAAATGGCGTGGCGCATTTTGTGACCGAGTAATTAGAAAACCTTTCTAGGAGGAAATCATGGCGAAATATGTAGCCCGTTTTTACTGTTTAGTAGAAGCCGTTGTTGAAGCTGAAAGCAACGAACAAGTTTTAGATATGTGCGACCTAAATGTATGCGATGTAAATAAACTACCGCACACCATTACAGAAATCGATGACGTGGTTGAAGTGGAGGAAGTATGACTGAGCAAGAAAAAATGCGATTAGATGAGCAATTAGAACAAGCGGCAAAACAGCTCACACACGCGCTTCGCGCGTTACGCATGGGCAAAATCAACACGCGGCGGTTTATGTTGGCAACGTACAAAACTTGCTGCCAGGTTTAAGAATGAGATTGGGGAGATAAGGGAGTGGAAAATGAGTGAAAACAACGAGTGGATTAAGTGTTCGGAGCGGTTGCCTGAACCTAAAGATATAGATGATGGGTTAGACAGAAAAGATCTAGTTTTGATTTTTTACAAAGAGTACGACAACGATACTCATATACGTGGCGACGAAGGTCATATAGGGCTTGGGTGGTATGTAAAAGAATATGTACCACTTAATGAATATGAAAATGGATATGTATATTGTTGGGAAAATTACGATATAGAAATCGGATCGCAAATGATAGTAACCCACTGGCAGCCACTACCACAACCACCGGAGGAATAAATTATGGCTAAATATTTATATCGTTACGCATTGGAAAGTAACAATCCTACAAACAACGATGATGGATATACATGGGAAGATGAAAGTCGGTGTTTTGATGTTGTCGCTTTACATATCGCGAAAGAAAACGCTTATGCCTGGGATATGTTTGAAGAACCGGAACGAGAAGTTATGTATGTATGGAGAGATGGTGATTTTGAGAACAGACTGCGTTTTTTAGCTAAATTTGAAGTTATTCAGCGGCTTGATGTGATAGAACTAGAGGAAGACGACGACCCGAACGATTTTTAAAACCCATTTACAGCTCATTTAAATCTCCCCTAACCCCTCTTTACAAAAGAGGGGGATTTAAGTGGGCTGAATAATGTGTTTTAAAAAGGAATAAACAATGCATAAAACTAAACCAAAGCTGATCCAGCTAATTCATATTGCCAAGCAAAAACTGGCAATGGATGAATATAGCTACCGCGCCATGCTTGAGCGCGTTACCGGGAAAACATCATGCAAAGAAATGAGCGTGGCAGAGTTAATGAAAGTGGAAGCGGAAATGGAAGCCAAAGGATTTAAGAAAACCAGCCGCCGAAATCATTCGCCAAGCGGAAAAAGTGCGGTTGTAAAAAGCAACATTGCGTACAAAATTCGCGCCATTTGGATTGAAATGAGCAAACAAGGGCTTGTTCGTGACGGTTCGGAAACCGCATTAAACGCGTGGGTGCGTGGCGTGGTGAATCCGATTTATCAAAAGCGCGGTCAGAATATTCAGGTTTTGAATGTAGGCGCGTTGGATAACCAAATGGCAGCGTTAGTGTTGGAGCGATTGAAAAAATGGCAGGCACGCAGTTAAAAACCACTTAATGTGAGAAAGTTGGGCAAAAAACCTTGATTTCTGATTAAAAAAAGTTTAGTTTTGCGATCAGGGTCTCAAAAGCCCAAAGATGCGGTCGGCACAACCGTGATTTCGTGCTATTTTTTTGCCTGAAGTTTAGGTGGAAAAATCAAATTTATCTATCAATGACCGACAGTGCGAGGAATACAATACCGCAAGGGAATAACTCCGCTGTTCATCTTTACAGTTTTGAGCTGTCGGTCGCCCTACTCAAAATAGGGTTCCAATCAAAGGAAATTAAAGATGACAAACTTTCCAATCAAAGCCTTTAATGGCTCAATTCAAAACCAACCTACTCAATTAATCAACGCGCGTGAATTGCACCAGTTCCTACAAATTGGTAGAGATTTTTCAACTTGGATTAAAGAACGTATCGAAAGTTATGGATTTATGCAAGGTGAAGACTTTTCCCCGATTGTGGGGAAAAGTCCAAAACTGTTTGGCAGACCAACAACTGAATACCACATTACCCTCGATATGGCAAAAGAACTCTGTATGCTCGAACGTTCCGAACTCGGACAACAGGCACGCCGTTATTTTATCCGCATGGAAAAAGAAGCCCTTACCGCACGCCATGCCTTGCCTGCGCTGGTGGCAAATCAGCACGCAATTTCATTAAGCAAAGATCGCTACATCGAACTGTTGGAAAACGAAAACCGTTTGCTCCGCAGTCAACCGAATCCACTACGCAAAAAAGCCCCGATTCCGTTAAGTGCGGACGAAAAAACGCAAATTTTGCAACTTGCCGCTCAAGGCTTAAGCAACAGTGCTATCGCCTTGCAAATCAACCGTTCTAAATCTGCCGTGCGTGCAGTGATTCGTGAAAACCAAGGCGAATAAGGGGGAAAAGATGGAAACTTTAAGCAAAGCCGATTTTAATAAATTCGAGCGTTTAAACGACCGCTTTGCGGAAGTGGCAGAAGCACTTGCTTGCGTGTCTCATATGGTGGAAGTGTGCGACCAGTCGGAGGCCCCAATGCCCTATCAGTTGGCACAGTTATTAAACGTGCTGTCGCGTTACACTGCAGAAACCGGCAGCCAACTGGGCGAAGATTTAAGACAGTTCTCGCCTTGGCAATAAACTTTTTTCACCCCCCCCCCCGGGGGGGGGGCTGTTTTTTTTTTTTTTTATTATTTTTTT